CGTCATGGAGGACGCCCGTGTCGCGGTCGTGGAGGAACCGCCCGAGCAGCTCGCGGGTGACGTGCGGCGGGGCGGTGAAGGCGGGCAGCGCCGGCGCGTCGTACCGTTCGATGTCGCCCTCGGCGGCATCCCAACGAGCCCGCGCCTCGGCGTGCCAGGCCTCGCCCGCCGGATCGTGGATGGCGGCGCGACCGCGAGGCGGGGCGGGTGTGGGCTTCGTCTTCGTCGGCATGGCGGTCCTCTCTACGCCCCGTAGGGCGTCTTCAGGGTGGTGGTCAGGCGGGTCGCGCCAGAGAGTCCGGTCCCCGTCACGCTGATCGAGTTGGCACCCGGTTCGACGACGAGCCAGCGGGCGTCGCCCGAGTGGCGGATCGAGCCGCCCGCAGCCACGCCGTCGTTGAACGCGGTCATCGCGTCGGTGTCGATGATCAGGTGCTTGGTCGCCGCGACCGTCACGAGGCACTCGACGTAGATGCCGTTGGTCGCGTTGGTGATCCGCGGGTTCGCGATCGGGCCGAGGAAGTCGAGCGTCGAGCGCCAGGCACGCGCGGTACCCGGATGGGTGAGCGTGAAAGCGGTTGGCGAGCTCGCGATCGCGCGGGACGCGTCGACGGTGTCGGCGCCGTAGAAGTACGGATCCGGGAGCTCGAAGTCGGCGACCGCGAGCAACGGCCCCCGGCCCGCCGGCGAGTCGCTCGCCCGGAAGCTGACGCACTCCCCGGTCGCGGTCCGGGAGGTGCCGTCGGGCAGGTAGTGGACGATCGTCCGCAGAGCGTAGCGCTTGCCCAGGATCGTCCGGAGCGCGTCGAGGTTGCGCTGTGCCTGGACATCGTCGCTGGTCACCCCGCCGTCCCAGCCGCCGGCGGCGTTCGTCTGGCTGATCCAGAGCGCGAGGGCGAAGCGCTTCGCATCGTCGAGCTTGGGCACGTGCCGCCGGCCGGGCGTGCCGGGCGCGACGACGTTCTCGCCGCGCATCGGCGGCAGATCCTCGCCGCCGTCGAGCTCGGTCACGAGGTAGGCGTAGCTACTCAGGTCGAGCCCGTCGATCGTCCAGCGGTCGGGGGAGATGGGGATCGTGGTCATCCGGTCGACCCCAGGAACGCGAGGTGCTGGAGCGCTCGGCTGACGCTGGTCGACGCCGGCTCGGGCTTGGGGTTGTTGATGACGACGTTGACGGTCTGACCGCCGATCGCACCGGGATTGTTGCGCGCAGCGGGGATGATCGCCTCGCCGCGGTGGATGAACGCGAGCTGGTCGCGCTCGACGAACGGCGTGCCCATCGCGAACTTCTGGACGCCACGCGGGGTCGACGATCCACCCGAGCCGATGCCGAGACCGCCCAGGAGTCCTTGGACACTCGAGGTGATGCTGCCGATCGCGCCGAGGATCTTCGCCTTGCCCTCCGGGCCGGCCCAGTAGGCCGCGTATTCTGCGGCGGCCGTCTCGGCTGCTTCCTTCGCCTTGATTGCACCGAGCCCTTCCTCGACGGTCGCCTTGGCCGCCTGCGCGGCCGCGCGGATCTCGGGGTCCTTGCTCTTCAACCCCGCCTCGAGCGCCTTCATCGCGTTCTCGCCGATGTTCCGCGACGCCCCGAGCTCGGTGAGCCGGTCGAGGATCGATTGCTTCACCGCGAGCGCCTGCGCCCGCACCTCGGGGTCCGCACTCTTGAGGCCGGCGGCGAGTTCCTTGCTCGTGAGCTGGCCGGCCAAACGGGCTGCCTCGGCCGACGGGGACATCGCGTGCTTGAGCATCTCGGTGAGCGTGTCGAACGCATCGAGGGGCTTCTTGCGCGCCGCGCCGATCCCGGCCGCCATCGCGGCCATGCCGTCCGCGCCGGTCACCCGCGACGCCTGCACGACGCCCGACATCGAGGTCGTGAACGTCGCGACAAGCGTCGCGATCTCGCCGTCCCAGACGGGTTTCGTCGAGGCGGCGCCATCAGCCAGGGCAACGGGGAGGCTGGCCCCAGTGGCGGTCGCTCGGCGGAGGATCTCCGCATCGACCGCGTCGAGATCACGCTGGAGGCTGCTGATCTGATCGCCGGCGAGGAACCCTCCGAACGGGAGGGCGTTGAGGTCCGCGATGCCCTGCTCGAGCGCCGCCTTGCTCTGTTCGAGCTGATCGAGCGTCCCGCTGACGACCTGCTTCCCGACCGCCGCCCCGATTTCCTTCGCCTGCTTTTCGAGGCCCGGGTCGAGGAAGACCTTCTTGAACACGAGGGCGATCCCGAGCCCGAGACCGGCGGCGATCGCGATGGGGATCGCGGCCCCGATCGCGGCCCCGATCGTCGCGCCTACGCCTGTGCCGGCCACGGCACCGGGGACGGCCGTCGCGGCGACGCCACCGACGACCTTCGGAATGAGGATGCCGGTGAGGCCCCCGAGCCCGGCGCCGATGGCCTTCGTGAGTTGTGGGCCGAACGCGCTGGCGACCATGAGCAGGGGCCCGAACTTCGTCCCGAACTCGGCCAGCGCGCCGCCGGCGTTCTTCATGAGGAGCTGGAAGCGGTTGCCCCAGCTCTCCTCGATCACGGCGGCGGCACCCTCGGTGGCGCCCGCAGTGTCCCCCAGGCTCGCCTTCAGCTCGTCGAGCGATGTCATGCCGGGCTTGATCGCCTGGGCCATGCCGATGCCCGTCTTCGCGCCGAAGATCTCCATCGCCTTCTGTGCCCGCAGCGTTGGGTCTTCGATGGCCCCGATCTGGGCGATCAGGTCATTGATGTCCTGCCCGGGCTTGAGTTGCTTCACAGCCTTGGCCAGCATGGTGGGCGCCTTCGACGCATCGATGCCAGCCGTGGCGAACAGGTTCAGGAGGGCGATCCCGTCGTCGACGGTCATGTTGGCCGCCTGCATCGCCGGGGCCATCTCGGCGAGGGCGGACTGGCTCTCGCTGATCACGCCGCCGAACTTCTGGTGGCTCACGATCAGCTTGTCCATGAGCCCGCCCGCATCGGCGGCGGTGAGGTTCCAGGCGTCGAGGATGTCGTCGAACGCGGCCACGGCACCGGCAGCGTCCTGACCGGTCGCCGTGCTGAACTTCAGGAACTTCGCGGTCATCGCGTCCGCGTCCTTGCCGACGAGCCCGAGGTCGTTGTGGACCTTCGCCATCGCGGCGCCGATCGCATCGAAGCCCTGGAGGTTGTTGCGATACATGCCGGCCATTGCGTGCTGTGCCTTCCCGGCTTCCTCGGCAGTGAGCCCGGCGTCGGCCGCGAGCTGGCGCGTCGCGGCGTCCAGCTGGTTGGCACCGGTCAGGGCCATCCCGAGACCCGCCCCGAGGGCAGCCCCGATCGCGCCACCGGCCGCTGCCTTGAGCTTGGAGCCGAACGACTGCCCGGCCCTGTCGCCGGCCTTCTGCGCCTGCGCCTCGAACTCGCCGGTCTCGAGATTGAGCCGGACGGACGCGAAGATGTCGGCGATGCTGGCCATCAGTGGGTGAACTCTGATCCAGGGGCGATGTTACCCGGGAAGTCGCGCATCAACTGTGCGAGCCCGCGTCCGCTCGATGACCGCTCCGGGCGGACATAGGACGGGATGTGGTCGCCGCCGCTCCAGCGGGCCTTGCCCGTGGCGACGTTGCCCGCGACGTAGCCGTCACGGACGCCGACATACAGCTCGGCGAGCCGCTCCCGGCCCTCCCGCACGACGCGCCGTTGGCCGGCGTCCCAGAGCGTCATCAGCTGCTCCGGGTCGAACTGCGAGCGGACCGTTTCCGGGGCGAGGCCCCATTGCGCGAGGCACCATTCGTAGAGTTCGTCGGGTTCGACGCGGCGGCCAGTGGGACCAGCATCGTCGCGATCATCTGCGCCACCACGCTGGCGCCGTCCCCTAAAGGGAAGGCGTTCTCCGCCATCTGGACGGCGGCGGCCTTGAGTTGCTGCGCGTCGGCATGCTCTTCGAGCCACTCCCGCCCGCCGAGCGCCCCGGTCCGGTCGTAGGCGACGACAAGATCGAGGAACGCGGACATCGTCACCGTTGCGATGGCTGTGAACCCGTCGCGCGGGTCGATCTTCGCCGTCGATGGCGTCAGCGCATCGAGCAGGCGCGCCCATTCGGGGACGTGCTTGATCGGCAGGGTCGGCACCGTTTTCACGGTGTCGCCCACCGAGACCTGGAGGAGACCGCTGACGATCTCCTCCGGCGTGCGCTCGCCCATGTCAGGCCGGGACGCGCAGGCGCCAGGACGGCAGGGAGAGGTCGGCTCCGTTCTTCCGGGTGCCGAGCATGACCTTGATCGCCGCCATGGTCTCGTTCCCGAATGCCAGATCGGCCGAGTCGGTCGCGGAGATCGCGTTGTACAGGTAGAGCTCGTAATAGTTCGACGGGCTCTGGGCAACGAGAGCCCAGTCGTTGTACGCGGTCAGCGGCTGACGACGGGTCGCGCCCGGGACGATGATGGACTTCCCGTCGCCGTCGGTCTGGAGGACCACGACGCCCGAGGCGTGGGCCTGGAGGAGCGGATCGCGGAACGTGAGCCCGGTGCCGCCGGCGCCAGCCGTGCCCACGACGTCGATGACGCGGTACTCGCGCAGGCCACCGGCCACGACGTCGATGCCCATGTACATGCCGGCCACGATGCCCGTGATCGCTGTGACCTTGATGCTCGTGGCGCCCGCCACTGAGGCGGCCGCGAGTGTGGTCGTGGGCCCAGCGCCTGTCTCGGTGATGGGGGACGTGGAACTCGTCGCGCCGAGAATGGCGAGTGCGAGCTTCGGGCCGGCAAACTCCGGCATCGTGAACTCGGCCTCGGCCGACTGCTTGGACAGGTAGTCCATCTCGCGAATCAGCTCGAGCACGCCGTTGAACTTGTCCGACGGGTTGAACGTGGTCTGCTTGATCCGCACGGTGACGTCGTCGACGGTGGCGCCGACCGAGGTCCACGCCCCAACGCTGGCGATGGCGCGGTAATAGACATCGGCCGCGCCGATGATGTAGGCCTTGGGATCGATGACCGTTGGCACTTTGGTGCTCCTTTCGCTTTCCATGCCCCATGGGGCACGCTGCTCGTGACGTGCGGCCTGGGCCGCGACGATGGAGGGGGTTAGACGATAGGCACGGCCTGCGTCGCCGCGAAGGCCTCGATGATCAGGTCCTGGTGCGGTTGCCCCGTGTCGGGGTCCTTCTCGGCTCCGAGCCCGATGTCATCGAAGCTGCGATAGATCAGCACTCCGGCCGCGTTGATCCGCGGGCCGACGTTGTGAATCGCATCACTGACAGCCCCAGCGAGGACCGCCGCATCCTGGTAGGTGGCCCCGTAGCAGCGGGCGACGATCCGGGTCTCTTGCACCGGGGCGCGCTTGTCGCGCCGTGTCCCGAGATTGACCAGCACGACGAACCGCTGGTAGCTGCCTGCGCCGAGCGCGTCGCCCGGTGCGGGCTCGCCGCCGCGGACGCGCGTCGTGAGTGCGGCCACGGCTGGGTAGTCGCGGATGGTCGTGAGGGTGTAGCCGAGCGGATCGATCACGGTGCCGACCTCGCCTTGATCGCGGCCGAGATCTCCGCTCGCTGGCCAGAGGTCGCCGCGCGGCGAGCCATGCCTGCCAGGACGGCCGGTCCGGCATCACCCACGTTCGCAAGGATGGCCGGCGTCAGGAACGGTCGGGCTCGTTCCTTGATCGTCCCGAGCTCGGCGAAGTGGCTGACCGGGCTGCTGAACCAGACGCCGAGCACGGCCTGGTTCTTTGGGGTCTTCATTGCCCGCGGCTTGCCGGTGTTCCCCTCGTCGCCACCGACCTTCTTCCCGAGGGCGTAGACGACGACGTGGCCCGTGTCGGCCATCATCGGGACGCCGCGCCGCTCAGCGGTCTCGGGGTCGCGCGGGGCGTTCGCCACGGCGTCGGCGAGGATCTTCTCTCCGACCGTGAGCAGGCCGTCGGCCATGCCTCGCTGGAGGTCATCGAGGGCGGCGCGGTTGAATACGACGCGCGCCTTCCGGTTGGCGATCGTGCGGGCGGATGCGATCTTCGGAGACGGCATCAGGCGCCCGCCTCGATGAGCACGAGATCAACGGTCAGGTGGTGGCCGGCGCCGGCAATGTCGCGGATCCCGGTGATCTCGAACAGGCGACCATCGGTCGGCTCGAACCTGATCCGGTCGGCAGCCCGGAGATCCCGCGGGCGGGTGCGCAGCGCATGGTCGGACACGACGGCTCCCGCCTGGTTGACCTGGGCCATCTCGCGGGCGGACTTGGGCTCGATCCGGCCGCGGAACGTCGCGAGCGTCGCATAGGTCCGCGCTGGCTGTCCGTACCCGTCGAGGGCGCCGGACGTCGCTCGCTCCACGGCGAGGCTGTGGATGAGGAGGTCGTCGAAGCTCACAGCACCGCTCCGACGCGCTCCGAGCCGTAGGGCGAGCGCAGGCGGATCGTGCCGGGGCCGCGTCGCGGCATGAGGCCGCGGACGAGATCCTCTCGCTGGGTGGACGGCGCGCGAACGCTGCCCCGCGAGTAGCTGTAGTCGCCGATCGTCTCGGAGTCATACGGGCTGGCACTGGTGCCGAGGCGGATCAGCTCGACGATGACCCGACGGACCTCTTCGGCATCGTTGGGCGTGTAGAGGACGGCGACTGGCCCGGTCCACGCGCCGGTGACCTTCTCGATCACGGCGCCATCGCGGAGCAGCCGGACATCGGTCCCGCCGAGGACCACGCCATCGTCGGTCACCGTCACGGCGGACGTGGGGCGGCGCAGCCACAGCGGGTCGTCGGCATCGGCGGCGCGGACGTGGAACGTCTGCGTCCGCGATCCGCTCAGCGCCCCGATCCGACGAGCAAGCCAGGCCTCCTCGCGGTCGATGACGCCCTGGAAGGCGACGTCGCCGAGGCTCGTCTCGATGAGAGCGCGGGCCTCGGCGAACGTCAGGAGGGACATGGGTCAGGCCCCTGCTCAGACCTTGGGCAGGCGGTAGCAGACGAAGCTGGCGGTGATCGTGCCAGCCGAGGGCGTGAACGTCACCTGGAGTTTGCCGCCCGCCTGTGCGAAGCGGGCGGACTCGAAGGGTCCGAAGATGCGTCGGCCGGAGACGGCCACGATTGCCGTGTTGACGACGTCGCCGAGCGCCTGGCGGAAGGCGGGCGGGCTTACCCCTGCCTCGATGGTCACCGCGAGGGTCGCGGTCGCGTGCGTGTTGGACACCTCGATGACGAGGCGATCCATGTCGCTGGTCGCCGGCGTCTCGAGGGTGACCGCCACGGTGCCCGTGTCGAGGACCTGGGCGGTCGGAGCGATGATGCTCCCGTTCGGGGTCAGGTCGTTGATCGTGATCGCGGTTGCGTTCGCCATCAGGTGTTCTCCTCTTCGGCGACCGTCTCGGCCGCTGCTTCATCGGCTGGCTCTTCGGCGACCGTCTCGGCCGGCGGCTCCTGGCGGGCAGACCGCAGGACCGGCAGGCCGAGGGCGTCGGCCAGCCGGACCGCATCGGTACTGGCTGGGCGGACGATGCCGAACTCGTCCGCCAGCAGTTCGATCCGAGGACCGAGCACATCCGAGGTGAGGTCGGCCCCCGGAGTGGCCAGCCGTGGAACGGCAGCGTGGAACGGCGACTCTTCGGCGAGTGCCGCTTCCAGCGCCGCCGCGCGTTCCTTCTTCGTCGTCATATGGCGATCAGGCGACGTTGGCGTACAGCGTGGACAGGGCAGCCGGTCGGATGACCTTCACGCCGTACAGGTGAAGGCCCTTGACCGCGTCGGCGAAGCGCCGCTCGGGCCGGAATGCCTCGACCTTGTTGATCTGCTCGGCGTAGCTGATCGCCGCGGCAGACCCGGCCATGATCCGGTAGGTCGTGCCGTCATTGCTGACGTTGTTCGACTTGAGGATCCGGAAGCCGGCCGCCTGGCCGACCTCGCCGTTCGCGAGGACCACGGCTGCGCTGTCGGTGCCCGACTTCACGAAGCGGTCGTCGAGCAGGAGCTTGCCGTGGTACCACGGCGGAACGGCCACCCAGCGCCCATCCGTCGGGATGTCGAGCTGATCGAGCTGCGTGCCCAGCTCCACGAGATGGACGTAGGCGTTGGTCGCGGTGCCGAGGTCCGTCTTGGGCGACCCGGACGTTCCGACCGAGGATCCGGCGGAGGCGTAGAGGCCGGCCACGAGCTTGTCGGCCACGTCTCGCAGGGCGTAGGCGGCCTCGCGCATGGCGCCGTCGATCAGGTTGACGCTGATCTGGCGCTTGTCGACGTCGTCGACCTGGAAGTTGAAGTACTTGGCCTGATCGATGAGCAGGGTGGTCTCGGCATCGGTCAGCGTCTCGGGCGCGGCGATGTCGGTGTTCTTCGTGAACGTGCCGATCGTGATCGCGCCGATCGCCTGGATCCGCACGGTGTCGCCGGCGTTGGCGATGTCGCCTTCGTAGTCACGGTTGACGACGCCGGCCTGGGTGAAGACCTGCGCCTTGCGCAGATTCTCAAGCAGGCGGGCAGCCCAGACCTCGGGGATGAACGTGTCGACTGACATTGGGTGCTCCTCAGGAAGGAAGGTTCCGGTGGTCCGGTACCCGGCTCGCCTCTCGCGCCGTCCGCCTGGGACTGCTGCGCGGCTGAGCGGTGCCCTCCTGGGGCTGCGCGATCGTCGGCACCTGGCCAGCGATCGCGCCCGTCGTGTTCAGGGCGACTATACGCCCCTGGTCAAGCGCCGCGTGCAAGCACCTCGCTCACTTCGGCCCATCGCGAATTGATCTCGTCGGGCTTCATCTTCTTGATGTCGGCAGCGGTCAGCGTGGACTTGCCGCGCGCGCCCTGACCAGCATCCCCGGCGGGGCGCCCGGCGGTCGATGTGAACTCGGGGTTGACCTTGAGAAAGGCGCTTACCAAGGCGTCGATATTCTTCGGGTCGCCCGCCTCGTCGTACTCGATCGCCGCTGGATCGAGCAGGCGCTGGATCATCTGCGGCTTGCCGGCCCCGAGACGGGCCGCGGCGTCGACGATCGCGGCGTACACCGCTCGGTCCTTTGCCTTGGATTCGGTCTCGATGACCTTCGCCTCGAGCTCCGCGATCCGCGCCGTGCGCTTCTCTTCATCCGAGAGCTTCGCGTCGGCGGCGGCCTTCTGCGCGGCTGTGAGCTTCGTGTTCTCGGTCCGGTACTTTGCGGCCTCCGCACGGACCTTGGCCAGCTCGGCGATGGCCTCGTCGTGGCCGAGCTTCGGCTCAGGCGGAGGATCGGGCGGCGGGCCGTCGGCGGGCGGGGGTGGGGGAGTGGGAGCCGGCGGGGGATCGGGCGGCGCAGGTGGGGCCGGCGGCGGCGGGGTGGGTTCGGGCGGCACGGGGACCTCCTCTATCTCTTACGCGGGCGGCTGGATAACGGGGACTGGGATGGCTGGCGGCGGCATCGCCTTCCAGAGCTGGATCTCCTGGGGGGTGGCTGGGATCTTCGACCAAAGGACCTCTGTCGGGACGTCGAGCGACCGGAGCTTGACGAGCGCGTCGACGTGCTCGCTCTCGGTCTTGGTCTCCGGGTCGCGCCACAGGGCCTCGGAGTCGGTCGCGGCGGCCCACTTCACGTATCGCGCCGAGGTTCCCGAACTCATGCCTGCCTGGCGCGACTTCAGGAGGAACGCGAGGATCATCGCCTCCTCGACCGGGTCGGAGTTGTCGCGGATCCGGTCGCGGGCCTTGAACGTCAGGCCCGCCTCGGCGGACCGCAGGGACTCGCCCGACGGGAACGCTCCGGACTGTCCGAGGAAGTAGTGTGGCGGGGTCCGGCTAATGGTCGCCATGCCCTGGACATAGCCCTCGTGGAGCGAGATATAGCCTGAGAGGTCGGTCTGACCGAACTCCCCGAACTTCGTCTCGGCCTCGCCCGGTTCGGGCGGTGGCGCCGTGAGCAAGCTATCGACGGCGATCTTCCAGGGCTCGATCGCCTTGCCGGTATCCGGATCGGTCTCCAGCCGCACGTTGCTCGCGTACCGCTGGCGGAACGCGCTGAACTGGCCGGCCAGCATGACATTTACGATGTTGGCGTTGATCGCGTCCTGGATCGGAATGATCGCCGCCAGCTCCGACTCGCCCACGCCGAAGATGTCGGGCTTGTTGGGAATCGGGACGACGGGCACCACGCCGACCGGATTTAGCAGAGGCCACGGAGCGCCCTCGACGATGTAGCGCTCCCACTTGACGGAGTCGGCCGGCGGTGTGCCTGCGGCCTTCGTGCCTGCTCCGCCGCCGAGACCGAAGCCGGCGGGGAGCTCGCCGAGCTGGGCGCCCATGGGCGCATCCATCTGGCCCGACCGGAACCAGTAGATGCCGTCAGTTAGATAGACGACCGCGTACAGGCGGCGTTCGTCCTCGTCGTACCAGCGCTTGATCGCGGCCCGCCGGTCGTGCGGGTCGCCCGGATTCGTTGCGACGTAGACTTCGGAGCCATCCTCGACGGCGATCCGCGGCTCGCCCGATGCCGTGACCCACACCGACAGGCTGAACTCTCGCTTGGTCAGCCCCGAACGGGTCCCCCGGGCGAACAGTGCCTCGAGGCGATTGCGCTGCCAAATGGACCACGCAGCGTCCGCGGCGGCCTGGTCCTTTCCGAATCGGAAGCCCTGGATCTCCAGGCGCTCGTTCAGGCTGTCCACGACAACCCCGCAGTAGTTCATGCGCAGGTCGCGGAACGTGGTCCCGAAGGCGCCCAGCACTCGGGCCGTGTGGTAGGTCATCCGGTGGCGACCGTGGTAGTAGTCGTCGGAGATCTTCATGTCCGACTGGCGGGCGAGCAGGCGGCGCTCGAGACGGGGTAGCCACCACTCGGCGGATCCGGAAGCGGCCTTGCTGAAGTCAATGAAATCGGGCATCAGTTGAAACTCCCGAATATGCGAGGCTTGGGGGCCGGCGGCGGCTCCTGGTTCGCCATCGCGATCGCGCGGACCATCGCCACTGCTGCGACATTCGGGCGCGTCGAGCCGTGTTTGGAGCGGGTCACCTTCATGCCCCGGTCCGTGAGGACCGCCGTCGTGTTCGCGACGTGCTCGGCGAGGACGGGATCCCCGTCGTGGACCAGGCGGCCGGTCGTAATGAGATCGAACGTGAGCGTCGAGGGCGGCGCCATGACGTTCGCCGTCATCGGCACGTCGACCATGTTGAGGCCGTCCTGCTCGAGCATCTCGGCGGACTCGCCGAAGGCGTGCCGATCGAAGGCGAACGCCGGGCCGGGGATCGCCCGGCGGGTCTTCTCATCGGCCGTCATCGGCAGCGGGTAGATGGCCCGGAGATCCCGGAGCGCGACGCGCATGGCCTCGGTGGAGACGATGCCCGTGGCGGATTCGGGGGCGAAGACCTGGCTCCTCGTCACGACACGATCCCCCTGGCGCTGCGCCACGACGATCGCGGCATGCTGGCCGTCCGGGCTCCGGTCGATCCCGACGCCGATGGGCAGGGCGACGTTGAGCGGGAGGTCGCCCTTGCATGCAGCCCACGCACCCTCACGAAGCCACGCGTCCAAGACGCCGAGGAACTGGTTGAGGTGGTAGCGCCGCCATTCGAGGAGCGCACCGCGGGCCTTGAGCAGTCCGAATTGCTTACCCAGGTACCGGCAGTCCTGGAGGTAGCTGATCGGGTTGCAGGCACGCCAGACCGCTGGATTCTCGATGTCGGCATCGCGCGGGGCTCCGTACCAGAAGATGAGGATGCCGTTGACCCGGTCGCGGTAGATGAGCAGCGTCCCGTCGTTGCGGACTTCGAGGCTGCCGGTCCCGCTGAACATCGACTCGTAGAGGTCGGCGAGGATGCCCTGGCCGGCGACGCCAGCGGTCGAGAACCAGAAGGTGAAGGGCTGCTCGCGGGCCCCGCCGCCGGTGGTGAGTGCTGTGAAGAGGGCGCCGTCGTCGTCATGGGCGTGCAGCTCGTCGATGAGGCCGAGCGAGGGATTGAACCCATGTTGGAGGGCCGCCGCCGAGGACAGGGATCGCATGATCCCGCCGTTGAGCGGGCATTCGATCCGGAACTTGGACGGCCGGAGGCGATCAAGCAGGAGCGGCGATCGCCAGACCATGCTGATCGATTGGCCCATGACGATGCCGGCCTGGTTCTTGGCGGCGGCTGCGACGAGGACTTCAGGCTCGTTCTCGCCGTCCCCGCGGTTGTCGAGGAAGTAAAGGCCGGCGTGGCTGGCCATCGTGGACTTCGTGTTCTTGCGAGGGAGTCCGAGCCCGGCCTGGTTGTAGATCCGGAGGCCGGTGTCGGGGTCGACCTCGAGCGCCTCGAGCCAGAAGGCTCGCTGCCAACCTTCATAGACCAGCGGCCGACCGGCCCACCGTCCCTTCGTGTGCCGGACGTACTTCGCGCCATACGTGCAGAAGCGTTCGCCGCCGAGGAAGGGGTCCACGACTCAGCCCTCATTGCCGACCGCCCGGAGACGCGGAGGAAGACCGAGGTCGGCGTCGACCGGCTCGCTGGGACCAGCGGACTTCAGCCCGAGTCGCGCGCGGCCCCATGGCGAGAGCGGCAGCGACTCGGCGAGCGCGCGGAACTCCTTCCAGGAGGCGCGCTCGATGTCGAGCAGCCGGTTCGGGACCTGCCCCTGCGGCGTCACGATGATGAGCGACTGGCCGTTCATCGCGGCGCGTGCCTCGCGGGCCCGTGCCCAGGCGACCGCGGCTGCCTCGATGATCCCGGCGTCGGCGTGATCGATGGCATCCGCCCGGGAGAGGTCGGTGACGATGGCGCGCCAGCACGTCTTCATACGCTCGTTGAGTCCATGCGGCATCGCGGGTGCGACGCGGCCACCGATGACGACCGGCAGGGGGCGGGACCGTTCGCCACGCTGACGGCGCGTCTCGGCCGGGACGGGCTTGCGGCCGGCTACCACGGGGCGACCTCAGACTGCATAACGGCGCTCACGCTGCAGACCCGAGTGGATAGAGGGGGTCCGGATTTCGCCTCGGCGTGCGAAAAGGGAAGGCGCGGTCTTCCGCGATCCGGTCTGGCCGTGGTGGTACCCCACCCCCCATGCCGTCACCCGAGGAACCGTGCCCGGATCTGCGCCCGCTCGTCCAACACCGAAGCGACGGGAGGCAGCACGTTCCCCAATCGGCGAGCGTTCGCGAGGCGCGCTCCGAGCTCCGAGTTCCGCGAACGACAGAGCACGCGGGTGTTGGCGGAGTCGAACGGGGCGCCGCCCTCGACGATGGCCACGACATGATCGAGCGTCAGGTCCCGCGTCGGATGAGCCGGATGGTCGGGGCCATCGCCCGGACAGACCCAACCGTACTGGCCGACGTGACGGGCGATCATCCGGCGCGACAGGCGCGTCCAGCGCGGATCGACGTGCACGGGATGGCTCGGCCCGGATAGGGCTGGATGCGCCCCGCACCGGGCCCCCCGGCTCGTGGCGACACCGCAGACGCTGCACAGCTTCACCGTTCAGGTGATCCGGCCCCCGGTGGCGCGCTCGATCAGCTTGCCGACCGGATCACCGACGACGTTGTAGAGGCCAGAGGACAAAGCCCCGGCGACGAAGCCGGTGAGGACGGCCTGCCCGACATCGACGACCTGCCCCTGCGTCGTGAGCCAGCCCGCTGCCCCGAGGGCCATGAGGATCCCAGAGCCGATCGAGAGGACCGGGCCGACGCGCTTGATCGTGGCGTCAGTGAGCGCCAGGAGCCGTTTCACGGCCTCGACGAAGATCATGACCATCGGGGTGAGGCCGACCAGGGTGAGCAGGTCGGCGACGGTGACTTCGGGGATCATGGCTACCCTCCGTGCAACAGTGCTTCGTCGATCGCCGCTTGCTTCACGGCCCGAGCACCCTTGGCCTCGGCCGCGGCGGCCGCCGTGGGATCCGCCGGCGTGCTGATCGGCCGGAGGTTCTTGCAGGCGGCGAGCGCGGCGATCGCGCCCTGGATGACCCCGCCGACGCTCACCCGGACGAGGCGCTGCGTTGCGCTCGTCGCGAACGGGCTCTGGATCCCGGTCCCGCCCGAACTCAACTTGACGAGCGGCGTCTTGCCGTCGACGGCGTAGAGCTGCGTCCCGACGGCGATGTCAACGAGCTGGTGCTTCGGGGCCGGGTCATGGATCGGCAGTGTCATCGTGTCCTCCGGGGCTGGCTTTGGTGCCGGGGCGTCGCCCGTGATGTCGATCGACTCCCACGCCTCGCGCCCGACCATCGCGAGGTGGTGCGAGTGGACCCGGAAGTGGTCCGGGCACTCGGGATCCTTGCCCCACGGTCCCCAGCTCTGATGAGCGATGAGGTCCCACGAGCACCCGGGCACGGCCTGAGCGCACCCCACTTGCCAGCCGCACGCCTCGAACGCATGACCCGATGGCGGGCGGGACAGGTCGGGCGGCTGCATGAACCCGCCGGCGAGGACGCTGAACCAGTTCCACGGCCACACGGTGGAGAGCAGGACCGGCCCGAGCTCCATGAGGGTCCGCTGGTAGAGGTCGAGGAACGCCGCCGACCCGTCAGGCACGCCGAGCAGGTAGTACGCGGCGATCCGGCGCGGAGGTGATCCGTCCTGTGTCGGGATCCCCCGCGCCTTCGCATGGGCGAGCACGAGCGCCGGCCAGGTCCCCTCGACGGGATCCCAGCCCTGCCCGGTCGCGGGCCATGGGAGGCCCTTGGAGTCGGCGTACAACCGGAGCGCATCCAGCACGTTCGGGAGGAGCTGCCGGCCCTCGTCGGCGAATTCCTGGGCGGCGTGGATGTTGGTCACGGCCATCCCGACGCAGGCCCCGTAGGGGAGCTGGTTGAGCGTCGGGCCGCACCCGGGGTGGTGGAACTTCGCCGGCGCGGCAGTGGGGGCCGCTGCAAGGGCGAGGGTGATCGGCCAGCCGAGTGCCAGCTTCTCGGGTGGTGTCGGCAGGGCGCCGGTCGGGAACGGCTGCGTGCTCACGGCTCCCGTCCCGTCCGATACCGGATCTCGGTCGCGCTCATCGCGTCCCACCCATCATCTGGGCGACCGCAAGAATCGACACGACCGCGCTGAGGATCGACGCACCGAAGGCGACCTTCATGAGGCCGAGCGCTCCGCGGATCTCGCTCCGCCAGGCGAGCAACCCGTCGATCTTGCGATCGTGGTCGAGGACCATGGAGCGGATGCTTACGGCTGGCGCGCTGCCATCGTCCGGCTCAGCACCGGGCATCACCTCCCGGACGCCGGGGAAGTGACGGCGGATGCGGACCGTCCCGTCGGAACCGGGCAGGCGATGGGCGGGTGGGCTTGCCAGTCGGTGGTTGCCCCTGTCGGACTCGAACCGACGGCCTTCGGGGTATGAGCCCGACGCGCTGCCGCTGCGCCAAGGGGCGAAGGCGACCCGGGACCCGCCGCCGCGTCCTTGGCGACGGATCCCGCGGCGTGGAGGGAGGAGAGAGCCATGCAGCCAAGACGGTAGCTGCGACGGAGGCGGTTAGCTACCGCCTGATCGTGTCATACGAGCACCGTCATGAGCAGCTCGCGGGTCGAGCGGGCTCCAGTGCGTGAACGGGCGTTCCGAAGGTGCTGGTGAACCGTGTGCCGGCTGAGTCCGAGGGCCGCCGCCGCCTCGCCCTCGGACCGCGCCGTGCGCATCACCTCGATGACGCGCCATTCCGCCGGCGTCAGCGCGGTGCCGAGGCGAGCGATCGTCGCCGGATCGCTCACGCGGAGCGGATCCGTGCGGCTCGGGCCAGCGGGGCTGGCGGCATGTCGAACGAGACGAGACAGCCCCTGATCTGCCGGGTACCGGAGGCGCAACTCCTCTCGCCCCGACCATAACCAGCAGATGCGCTCGAAAACGCCTCGGCGAGGCCACGAGCGATCGCCGCCTCGGTCGGCGCGATACGCATCTTCCGGAGTCCCAGGACATCGATCCGCTCGAAGAGCGACTCGGCGATCCCTCGACGTGACGCCGGCGCGGCGTCCCAGACGCCTGGCAGGTTCCGCAAGTGCTCGACGACGTCGGCCGCGGCCATCGGCTCGGGCCCAGCGGCGTGCGCTGCCGCCTCCTGCTCGTCGAGCGCGGCCATCGTCGTCTCGAGGCTGCGTGCATCCCGGACCCGTCGATACCGGGCGAGCGCCGCATCGCGTTCACGACCGATCCGGACCAGGGCGAGCTGGTCGGACGCCGGCGCCCGGGTGAGGGCGACGACATCGGCAACCAGGTCAGCGCGGGCCGAGACGGCGTCGAGGAGGTCCCGGACGATCGCCTCGTACTCGTCGGCGCGGTAGCTGTGCCCGGGCATGCCGACGCGCTGGCCACGGAGCCGGCGGCGCGGCTCGCGGTGGACCGCGGTGAACGCCTCGCAGGGTTCGGGATGACGGTACCGGCCGGTGTCGCCGATCAGGTGCCGCCCGCAGCTTGCACAGTGGAGCATCGTCAGCGCGTAGGGCCGCCGGATGCCGGGTCGGCCGTCGCGGGTCCGCCGGCGCGCTCGGACCGCCTGGACGGTCTCCCAGAGCATGACGTCGACGACCGGGGCCCAATGGGCGCGCTCCCCGGTGCGGAGCCGGCCGACGTACAGCGGGCTCGTGAGGATGCCTCGGACCGTGAAGAGCCCGAGGCCGGTCGCCGCGGCGACCTCGCGATCGGTCAGCCGCGCCCCGGCGAGCTCGAAGGCGCGACGGACGACCGGGAGCATCGCCTCGTCGGGGATGACGAGCTTCGTCTCCGGATCTCGGCGGAACCCGATCGGCGGGCGACCGCCCGGGTCGTGCTTGACGCTGCGCTTCGCGGCGAGGCCCTCACGGACGCGCCGGCGGTGCTTGCGGAGCCAGGAATCGGCGCCCTTCGCCTCGTCGACGAGCTGGTCCCAGTGGCGCTCGTTCGAGGAGAGGAGCTCCTCGTCGGCGAACCAGACCGCGACGCCGGCCGGGTGAAGGTCCTCCTCGAGGAGGTTGAGCGTCTGGCGCAGGTTGCGCTGCCAGCGAGCGACGTAGCCGACGACGAGGAGGTCGAACTCGCTCGCCCGGGCGGCTGCGAGCATCGCCTGCATTGCCGGCGATGAGTGGACGGTCGAACCCGACTGCGCCGCCGACCACTCGAGGCCGGTGTCGACGAGGCCGAGTCGACGGATTGAGACATTCTGCAGCTCGCGCTGAGCGTCCGGGCCGTATCGATCGAACTGGCCGGCGGTCGACTCACGAACCCAGCGGGCGGCGCGGAGACCGCGGAGGTCGTCGACGGATCCCGGGAGCCGGTTCACGCAGCCTCGCCTCGCTTGCCTTCCACGAGTCGTAGCGTAGCGCGCCGGGCGGCTCGCTCGGTTGCCTGGCGGGCAGCGATCTCCCGGATGGCGGCCGCCAGGGCGAGCACGATCGGATCGACCGGCCGGCGCGGCGGTGCAGTCACGGTCGGTGCTTCACGACGACGGACGCCGGGCACAGGCCTATCGTTCGCGGGACGCCACAGACCGACTCCCAGAGCCCGACCGCGAGATCCCCGACGCGGCGCGCACGCTGCATCGCGAGGTCGGGCCCGGCATCGGTCGAGGTGAGGGTGAGACAGCCTCCGGGGCCGCACACCGTCACGAGGTAGCCCGGACCCCACGGCACCGCGAGGTAGGCCGGCCCGTGGCTCTCGTCGGCCCACGCAAGCAGGCCGTCGCGCATCCAGGCATCGAACCCCGACATGGACGCGCCGGGCGTAGCCGATCCGACTACCGTTGGCGTGGGCTGCGTTGTCGCAGCCGCCGGCGATGGAGCACCTACCGGCCGCACGTCTGCGGTCGCGGCTGCCGGCACGAGGGCCGGATCGGGCGGCACCCCGGTCAGCGCAGCGGACGAGGGGCCGGACACGTCGACGGCCTCCGTGGTCTGCGCTGACCGCGATGTCGCGGTGACCCGGCCGATGACGACGCCGGCCGTGTAGCCGAGGACGAGCGAAGCGAGGACGAGCAGCGCGCAGGCGACGAGGACCCGGCGCCAGCGAGGCACGGACAGCGCACCGTCCAGCAGGCGGTGGTCCATGGCGTCGGCCGTCTCGGAGCAGCGGCAGGGGGTCATCGCCACACCTCCACCCGGACTCCCGTCACGGCTGCCATCTCCCGGCGGACCGTCAGCTCGCGGACCACATCGAAGTCGTCACCGGGCAGGAGTCCGGCCACCACGAGGGCGTCGATGATCGGCTTGCAGGCGGCCACGAGGTTGTCGGGGTCGCGCTTGCGGCGCGTCGCAGCGAGGTGGACGAGGACCAGCCGACAGGACGTGATCCGGGGCCAGCGCCCGCCCGTGGCCTCATGGAGCGCGATGTAGGCGGCGTCCTTCCAGGCGTGCGCCTCGCCGGCGTTCTGGTGCCAGTTGCGCGTCCGGGTGGTGTTCGGGGACGGCGGGGTGCCGGGCACGGTGAAGGCGACGAGGGGCGCGCTCATCGGGCTTCCTCCAAAGGGCGGACGCGGACGTCGACGCCGGGCGCCTCGCCGTCGTCCGGCCATCGCTTCGTGATGCGGAGGTCGGCGACGCGGCAGTCGTCGTCGAACGCGACGGCGGTCAGCGCGTCCATCGCGGCGCGGCCGAGCTTGTCGGCGTCGGGCCGGCCGGTGTGGTAGACGGGGGCGTCGGGCCGGAGGACGCGGACGGGACGCCGGCTGTTCGCCGGCAGGTAGTGCGAGGCCGGCCGGACGGCGGGGCGGAAGGCGAGCGTCAGCCCGACCGGGCCCGTGAGCAGCGGGCGTCCCCCGACCGCGTCGCGCGCATCCTTGGCGATCGCGCCGCGCCAGGCGAGCAGGGGCGACGACGTCGTGACGTGGACCGCCTTCCCGCCGGCGACGAACGAGCGTCCGGATCCTTGGGGGACGGGGAGGCCGCGGACGGTGAACTCGAGGCTGTCGCTCATGCCGCCCGGGCCCTCCGCTCTCGCGCCTGCTGCCGGCGTCGAGCGGATCGCTCGCGCTCGTACGCTGCCATGAGCTCGGGCGCCGAGCGCCGGAGCCAGGATCGGTAGCGACGCTGGTAGAGCGCCGCGTCCGCCCGGAACGCGGGATCGCGCCTGCGGAGCGCCTGGTACAGACGACCGCGCTCGCGGTTGCATGCGAGGCAGCGGTCCCACTTGTTCGTCCGCCAGCAGTCCGGCGTGATCGCCCACCACTCCCCGCAGTGCGGGCAGCGCAGCTCGGGCCCGTCGACCAGGGAGAAGCGGAGCCGCATCTGGTCGCCGGTCACTTGACGTCTCCGTCCTGGCGCGCAAGTGAGCGATCGCGTTCGGCCTGGTGCCGGCGCTCGCACGCCTCGCGGTCGACGCAGCGCACCTGGTGGTCGTACTCGGGCCCCGCGTAGAGCAGCCCTTCGCGCCGCGCTTCGCGGCCGAGCGCGACAAGCGACATGCGGAAGCGGTCCTGGCGGTCGTGCCACCCGCACCGCGCGCAGGTCGTCACGACGCCTTCCCTCCGAGAGCGATCGGACGCGGGACGAGGCGCTGGAACTCCGTCTCTCCGTCCTCATCCAGATCGAGCGCGGCGGCGCCCCCATTCAAACCACTTCCCTTAGAACCCACTTCACTTTGGGTCTGCTCTTCACGGACGTGCACGTGCTCGTCTGTGCTTGCACGTACAGGTCGCAGCGGACGGCACTCTGCATGGGCCTTCCGGTTCGTGTAGCTGGGGCGCGGTGTCGTCTGGTGGCGCTCGAGGTTCGGGAGCAGGACGTGGCGCCCGCACTGGAGCAGCGACGCGTGCTCGGGCCCCAGGAGGACGAGCCACTCCTGCATCTGCGCCACGCGGACGTCGTGGGGCCGGTACGGGTAGAGCTCGGCGCCGAGACGGTCGACGTCCCAGGTGACGTAGCCGGCGTCGTCGGACGCCATCCAGAGGCCGATGTAGAACTCGCGGACCTCGGCGGTGAGCCGGACGTGCAGGTCGGAGTCGGTCCAGTAGGACGGTCGGATCAGACGGGCTCTCACAGCGCTTCCCTCTCGATCCGCCATGCGCGGTGCTCGTCCGTTGCGTTGTGGGCGCCCACGATGGCCACCAGGGCGTCGCCGGCGTGCTGGCGGAGCACACCGCCACATGCGCATCGGACGGCCGCCACCAGGGGGAGCGGGGGCCCCTCGCCCACGCTCCGGAGCGGCGGGTAGCTGTCGAGGCTCGGGGCACGGACGATGGCGTTCACAAAGTGCGCACCGTCCGCGCGGGCGGTCGCCATCACGCGCGCTTCCGCCAGGCAGCGGCCTGCGGGCAGTTCGCAAAATGGGAGGTGCCGTCGCGGTTGACCGGCGCCCGCTTGCCTGCCGGCGTGATGCACCAGAGGACGTCGGCGCGGCAGGAGCGACAGGAGCCCTCGTTGTCGGCCGTCCAGCCGAGCGGGACCGACCACCCGGGCTTCGTCGCCTGGTCGTCGAACAGGCCGCTCATGCTGGAGCGGCCCCGCGCGTCCACTCGGCGACGGGCACGTGGCCGTCCGCCCAGGACGCCTCCTCGATCAGCGCGAGCTCGAGGTTGCGTTGCGCGTCCTGGCACCGGGCGCAGAGGGGGTCGCCGATGTAGGTGCCGTGCTCGTCGTAGTGGCTACGGCTGTGCGTCTGGATGGCTTCGGTCATGCCGGCGTCCCCGCAACGATCGCGACGACCAGGAGCGCCCAGCACACCAGGACCGCGACCGGCGTGAGCAGGACCGCGGCGACGACCTGGCCCGGGCTCTGCGCCCAGGCGAAGGACACGACCTCGCGGATCACCGCGGCACCGCCCAGCAGGCCTTCGCCTCGTTAGGCCAGGGCGCGTTGTGTGTCGCGCAGTGCTCCCCGTCCCGGACGCAGGGCGCGGGCGAAGGCGTCCATGCGTCCACGTCGCTCGATGGGAGGATCTCGCCCGTGTCGGTATCCACCTTGCGGCCGTGGATGGTGGCGGTGCGCCCGTGCGCCTCGATGGTGATGTCGGTCCCCATGCTCTCGGCGAGCTCGCGCAGGGGGGCGGTGATGTCCGCGTCGGACTCGGCCGCGTCCACCATCGCCTCGGCCACCTGGCGGCCGAGGTCCTCGCCGGTCTTGACCGGCATGACGATCTCGGTGAACCGATCACTCCGAAAGACGAACGGCCCCGTCGCGCCCTTGTCGGACCGGGACTGGAGGACGATGCCCGCCGTCCCGAACTCGCCCGCGAACCGCGCGGCCTCGGCCAGGTACTTGCCGGTGAACGCCCCGACGTGCTCGGCGTCGCGCGGGATGACGAGCCCAACGTCGGGATAGATCCCGTCGATCACCCGCAACGGGAGGCGGGCGATCGGGGTGTCGTCGTCGACGAACGCGTCCAGCCGGCGTGGACCGTCGACCTCGCTCCCCAGGTTCTGCCGACCAAGGGTCAGGACCACCCGTGTCGAGCAGGTATCGGCCTTGACGTCAGGGATGGACTTCAGGACCACGATCAGCCGCTTCACGTCCTCGAGCGCAGCCGGGACGCGCCCACGCCAGTCGCCGGCATCGTCGAGGTCGGCGTCGACCTCGCACATCGCAATGCGGTAGTTGTCCGTCGCCACGAGGCGCACCGCGTCGGCGGCCTCGCGTGGCTGGATGGCTACAGACGCCAGGATCGGCCGGTCGTCGTCGGTGCTCGCCGCGTGGACGACCGCGACGAGGGCGCGCAGGAGATCCCGCGCCGGGACCGTGATGGACCCGACCGGGTCGTAGGGCGTCTCGTCCTCCGGGAACAGCACCAGCTCTGGTTCGGTCGTCATCGCGGCCAGCTCCCGCCATCGCTCCGGTGCGCGCCTGTCTCGTGGGGGTCGAGGATGCAGACAGCGCCCGCCATGAGCCCGTCACCGGCAACGTGCCCGCAGCCGGTGGGGGCAGGAGCGGCGACAGGATCCGGGGTGGCGTCTGCGCCCTCCCGGAACGTGCCCTCCTCGGGCTGTGGGGCATCCTGGACGGACTGGTCGGCCTCAATGGCGGTAGCGCGGGCGCGAGCGAGCTCCGAGAGGGACGCCACCTTGGGTGGCTCGGGGGTCGCGGGGACCTCTCCGTCATCGCTGGCCCAGCGTTCGTCAAGTGTGGGAGCCGACACGTCGAAGCCACGGCGCAGCGCCATCGACTCGGCGACCTTGATGCCCATCTCTTCGTCGTTCTTGGCGCCAGCCGGGTAGCGGCCGGGGTAGATGAACGGCCGGGTCATGTCCTTGCGCCAGACGGTGGCGGTGCAGCGCCAGTAGCGGTCGACCTTCTCGGGCGTCGTCACCGCGATCCCGTCGAACACGCCGGAACGGTGGGCGATGTGCAGCAGCCCGTCGCGGGTGATGAACGGCTTGCCCTCGACCATGACGATGTGCCGCAGCATCATGTCGAGGTCGTAGCGGTCCGCGATGGCTAGCGCGAGCTCGCGCTGCTCAGGTGCGCACTTGTCCAGGCCGATGGCCCTGAGAAGTGCCAGCCCGCGCTTCTCATCGGTGCCCTGGGTCGTCGCGGGGAGCATGTTCTCGGTCACCTAGTCCTCCTTGTCCATCCAGACGCGGAGTGGCCTCTGTGCCTTCCCGGTCGTCTGGTGAAGCCCGACGAACGCAGCGCGCTCCGTCTCGGGCAGGGTCGTGAGCAGGCCGGTGGCAATGGACTCCCAGTCCGTCACCACGGGCGCCTTGCTGGTCTTCCAAGTGCAGTGCCAGTCCGGCCCGCGGAGCACCGCCGCATCGCCCATCCGGTCGGTGATCGCCCGCTTGAGGGCCTTCTCCGTCTCGCCGTGGAGCTTGAGGGCCGACTGCACGTCGATGAGCGCCCGGACCGCTTCGATGAGATCGCCATCGGCGTCCATCTCGGTGCCGTCGTCGGTCGGGTGGTCGCGCCGGATGCGCGCGGCGTCGCGGGCGAACGGGCCACCGGCCAGCAGCCGCCGGCGGAAGTCAACGGCGACCGCGACGAGGTTGGCGAACAGCGCGGGGTCTGCGGCCTGTTCATAGACCGTGAGGCTGTCGTCGGTCAGCACCGCAATGTCCGCCACCGGGTAGCCGGTGCAGCCCAGCTGCCAGGCGACCTGTGCCTCCACGTCCTGCGGGATGCCGTCGGCGAACCGCGTCCGGGAGCCGGTGCGCTTCATCTCCACCAGGCGGCGCTCGCCGATGACGGCGGCGTCCGGGCTGGCGGCGGCCCACGCGTATTCAGGGTGCCGGACCATCGCGCGGTAGCGGCGGACGCGGCGGCCGGTGACGGCGGTGTACTCGGCGGCGATCAGGTCCTCGAGGGCCGACCCGATCCGCATCCGCAGGGTTGATTCCTGCGACGGCCCGCCCAGCTTCTCGTCCGCCAGGTCGGCCTCGCAGCGGTAGGGGCTGATGCCGAGCAGGATCGGCAGATCAGTCCCCGTGATGAGGGCGCGGCGGGCGTCGAGCCACTCGGTCGAGCCCTGTCGCAGCGCCAGCGCCACGCCGGTCATCGCCCGGGCTCGGGATAGGGCGGGAAGCCATCAGGCCGACAGCCGGTCATGCCGTCACCGCCCTGTCCAGGATGTCCACCGCGACGAACGGGCCGTAGAGGCGCGGGGCCTTGAGTTTGGTCGCGTCGATGACGACGACCTCGTCCAGCCGGGCGAGGCACCGGACCCACCGCGTCGCGGTGGGGTTGTGCTGGGTCGCATCGTGCGGGCTGGCCGAGGCGTGGAGCCCGTTGCCGCACTGCGCCGTCGCCTGCCAGTCGGGCGCCGCCACGGCCTCCGTGCCGGGGGCGTAGGTGAGGCCGTGGCGGCGGGCAGAGTCTGTGGACCAGTCGTCGTCCAGCGCCTTCCAGACTGGCAGCATCCCGCCGGGCGTGACCTGGGCCCCGTGGTATGCCACCCAGGTCTCGGCATCCGTCACGTCGGGTGTCTCGATCACGACGCCCCCGGTGATCGTCGGGCGATCCCGACCCGATGCGGCGAGGTGGACGGCGACGAACTTGCCGGCCGTGACCACGGCTGAGTCGGAGGCCCTGACCACGGCTGAGCCGGAGGCCCTGAGGTCAAAGACGCCCTTGCCACGGATGGCGATGATGTCGCCCGGATTCGCCTTGGCCAGCGCCTCGTCCAGCGCGGCCTGTGTGCGGACCTCGACCGTGCTCATGCCCGCGTCCACTCGGCCGGGGGCTCGGCGTCGATGGCGCTGGATGCTCGCCATGTGTGTGCTCCCTCTCGTTGTGGCCCCAGGGCGGTCCCTTCGATTGGCGCGCCGGGGGGCTGTTGTCAGCCGGCGCTAACCGGCTGGGGCTGGCCTTCGCCTCCCCGGTGAGCGCGCGAGCCGAGAGGGTGCACTTCTCGCGCGCTCACCGGGGAGTCGAGGAACAGGGCGGTCAGATCGTGGATGTGGCGGACTCGGAGGTGGTGGTTGCGCAGGTCACAGGCGGCTTCGCCGGCGATGGACTTGAGCTTCACGACGGGCCTCCCGTCAGGACGACCACGAGGGCCACCCAAAGCCCCACGACCGTCGCGATGGCGGGTAGGAGCATCCAGGCGATGGAGCGGAGGGTGGTGGTGGGTCGGTGGGCGTGCGGCTGGCGGTTCATGCCACCGGCCCCGTCAGCCAGGCGTCGAACGCGACGTGACCCGTCTCGGAGATCGGCTCGTTCGGGCCGGGCCCGTGTGCCTGCCGCCACTCCGCCCACCGGGCGTGCATCCAGAGGATGTAGCCAGCCATCGCGCCGCCCGGCCATGCCGCGCGATCAGCGGCGAGCTGGGCTTCGGGCGTCAGGCCGTTCGCCCGGGCATAGGCCGCGTAGCGCGGGTTCATGCCGCACCGTCCGGGGTGAGCTGGCGCAGCCGGCGCTCCGCCTCGACGTGGATCGCGGCCGCCTCGTGGGCCGCCAGGTCGAGCCGCTCGGCCGTGATGGCGAGGTACAGGCGGTCCGCCCGGGCGCGCATCGAGGTCGCGAAGTCGAGTCCCTCGGCCGCGAGGGCGACTACCTCGGCCTCCAGCGCCTCGACATGAGCGCGTCGGACGGTGACGAGCGCCGGGACGCCCCGCCGGCCACCGTCCAGGACGCGCACGGCGCCGAAATCCGGCCGCTGACGGGCGGCGGGAGGCCGAGTGGCGCTTCGGCGCACGGCGGTCACGAGACGGCCTCAGCGGACGGCGTGGCGGTCGTGGCTACTAGGCATCGGCCGAGCGCCGCGAGGTATCGGGCCTCAGTAGATGTGGTCACGGAAGCCAGAGCCTCGATCTGCGAGACCCGCGACGAGTGCACGTGCATCTCGGCTGCCAGCTCGTAGACCTTGACGTTGGCCTTGTCGCGCCGAGCGCGGAGTTCTGTTCCGGTCATGGTTAGCATGCTAGCCATGCCTAGCGCCCGTGTCAATCCCACTGACCAAAACGCTAGCCAACCCGCCACGATAGGGACGTGCCGAAGCAACCGAGCGCCCCGCCGAGCACGGCCCTCGGGGTCTGGCTAACCGGATGGCTAGCCGATCACCCCGAGATAACGCATGCCGCCCTCGCCACCGATATCGGTGTGAGCAAGGGACTGATCAGCCAGTGGGCGACCGGAGCCGTGAAGACGCTGGAACCGCCGAACCTGTCCGGGCTCGCGCGAGCGACGGACGTGGAGTTGAGCTTCCTGGAGGGCCTCGTCTACGGGTCCAAAGCGCCCGCCCGGGAGTCGATGGCGGCTGCTATCGCGGCGGCCGTCGCTGAGGAGATGCGTCCTCTCTTGGCTCGCGTCGATCGCCTGATCGAGCTGCTAGAACTCGATCGAGGCGCGCGATGATTGGCGCTGACTCTGCTCGAATCGCAAGCCGGATAGCCTCGATGATCTCCGGATCGACAGAACGCTCGGGCACGGGTTCCTCCCCAGGCTGGTGGGCCCGGAACGGGCCTCCTGCTTCTCACCGTCCGACAGGTGCTCGCGCGGCGCAAGGGGCCGGGACCACCGGCAGGGCGCGGTAGTACGAGAGGGGGAATGATGCTGAGAGTGCTGGTCCTTATGGCGGTGCTGATGGTCGGCTGCGGGAGCGAACCGACCTCGACGAAGTACACGCAGACCTGGGCGAAGGCCTACGGCGCCACGCCCTGTTCAGACTGGCGCGACGTCATGGACAACCACCAGCGGTTCGTGGCCGCGGCGGACATGCTCCTGACGACGCGCAAGAGAGATGGCGACGGCGAGATCCCGACCGACGAGATGATCGGCGCATTCGCGCTCGACATGTCCGACATGTGCGCCGCGCCAGCGGGCGAGGTCGCGACGATCGCG